GCAGCTAATGATATGAATCCGGCTAGGTACATTGAATATTATCTGCCAATGGTCAAAGAATACTTTCTAGGTATCAAACGAACAGAGTTAGATATATTCTTTAGCAAGTGTAAGGGTTATGCTAACATAAAGCAATACGAAGCAGCTCACCTAGTAATGGAGGAGCGAGCGAAGTTAAACCTAGATACTGGAATCATTTATGATATAATGAGCGTTCTATATCTGCGAGGTGATGAGAAAAACGAATTTGTTGACCAACTATTCTTACAGGAAAAATCTAAGGACATTAAGAACACAATGCGAGCAAGTGGAGGGGCTGACAATGGTTTTTTTTTATGTCCAGAGTTCAGGAACTTTTTAAAGTCGGCGAATCTATCGGACATAGACTGGAGTTCATATACACGAATAGCGGAAAGGAACATAGAGATATTGGAGGAGACGTTGAATTTAATCCGCAACTCAGACCAATTCAAGAGTATAACGAGTACACCGAAAAAATAAAAGAGCAGTTAGTTTATATTTGTCAAAATGTAGATGACTATAATAGAGTATGGAACGGAACGATGCGAGACTATTACTTTGCTCTCACTAAGTTCATTCAAAGCATACCAAAAGAAACCAAAAAATCCAATAAGTAGCGAAGGCTTTAGGATATTTCATAACATTTAAAACAATTAAAGATGCAAGATGAAATATTAATAAAATTTAAACTCGAACAAGACGGGTTAGATGCTTCATTTAAAGAAATCCAAAACAACTTAACAAATAAAGTAAATAACTTAGAAAATGAGCTTTCTAGTAAATTTAAAGAAGTTGCTAAACAATCAGGAGGCGCACTTGACCCATTTTTAGAGGACATAGATGAAATAGTAAAAGATGCTAACAAATTAAAAATAATAACAAAAGTAATTGAAGGGAATGCAGCTTCATTAGATAAAAATAGCAAAGAATTTAAAGCATTAAACGGATTACTTAAAGAGTTTAATTCAAAATCACTTGAACTATCTAGAGCAAAAAAATCATTTGAAGAAATAGGGAATGAAGTTGAAAAAATAAATGCAAAGCCATTGACCTTTTTTGATAAAATGAAAAATTCATTATCAGGAGGTCAAGGTATAACTGCATTAGTAGGTGGATTTGTAGGAGGGTTAGCTTCTGCTGGTTTGTCATTAATTACAAACGGAATATCTAGCTTAGCAAATAGTATTGTAGAAACAACTGCAAAATATCAAAGATTTGAAGCCGTATTAACTAACACTTTAGGTAGCAATTCTTCAGCGCAAAAGGCTATGAAAGATATTATAGACTTTGCTAGTAGAACTCCATTCCAAGTTGATGAGCTAACTGATAGCTTTGTAAAGTTTGCGAATAGAGGAATAAACCTAACTATAACAGAAATGACTAAACTTGGCGATATAGCAGCGAGTCAAGGTAAATCATTTAATCAATTAACAGAGGCAGTTTTAGACGCACAAACAGGAGAATTTGAAAGGTTAAAAGAGTTTGGAATAAGAGCATCTAAAGAAGGCGATAAAGTTACATTATCATTTAAAGGAATTACAAAAGAAGTCGCAAATAATGAAGATGCTATTAAAAATGCAATACTTTCTTATGGCGAACTTGAAGGAGTTGCAGGTGGAATGGAAGCAATTAGTAAAACACTTGGAGGCTCACTTTCAAACTTAGGGGATTCATTAGATAAGTTTTTTGCATCAATAGGAAGTAGAATAGGAGTTTCTTTATCAGGTGCAATAAGCACATTAAGCGAAATGGTTAGTAAATTTTCAGACTTTATTGCTGTTAAAGAAGATACAATAAAAGTAGGGATTGAAGCTAGTTTTCAGAATAAGGCAGAAGCAGAAAGCGCACAAATTTTACTTAATGAATATGAATCACTAAAAGAAAAAGGAGTAAAGGCTACATCTGCTGAAAAGAAAAGAATGACAGATATTACATACACATTGAGAGATTCTCTCGGTGAATCTGTTGTAGCAATAAACAAAGAAACTGGCGCACTTGAAGTAAATATAGCAGCAACAAAACAAGCTATTAAACAAAAAATACTTTTGTCAAATACCGAATTGGCAAAAGTTGCATTAGAGTTTAATAATGCAAAGGCACAAGAGAAAGCTGCAAATGATGAATTAAAAAGAATAAATGACACTAGAAAATCTAAAAATGATGCTTTATTAAATGATGAGAAAAACTTTAGCAAAAGAAGAAGTTTATTAGAACAAGAAAGTCAGTCAGATTTTTTATCTTTAGTTCCATTAAGAAATGCTGCTAATGAACAATCAAAAATATTAGCAAAGGCTCAAGAAACAATTAAAAAAACAAGAGATGAATTAGCTAAATTTGGATTTAGTGTTGGAGATTTTGATTTTGATGAGTTAGCAAAATCTGCAATTAGTTCAAACAAAAAATCAGAAACAGCAATTACTAAAACTTCTGATGAAGAAAAGGCAAAAAGAAAAAAACAAGAAAAAGATTTTAATGATTATGTAGATAAATTAGAAGATGATGCTGCTAAAAAATTATTTAAGCAATGGGAGGATGAAGAGAAGGCTCAAGAACAATTAGATAATTATTTAGAAAAAAGTTTAGAAGATAATGCCAAAAAGCAATTTGAATCATGGGAAAATGAAAAGAAAAATATTGCAAGCGTAGCTATAACTTTAGGTGATGCTTATAAACGTGGATATGAAGAGGCTAAAGATTACCAAGCTGATTTGTTAGAAAAACAAAAGCAAGCGATTAATGAATTGGCAGAATTTGCAAAAAACGGAATACTTTTACAAATAGGAATAAACCCACAAGATGCGGATAGATTGACAAAGTCACTAACCAATATCTATCAAAAAATAAAAGAAGGTAAGCCTATTGACGCAGGTGAAATTGCAGAAACTGCAGGTAGTGCATATTTTGCAGTATCAAATGCAATAGCAGCATCAGACACGCAACGTAGACAGGAAGAATTAGCCGCCTTACAAGCTCAACAGGAAGAAGAGCTAAGGTTGGCAGGTGATAACGAGCAAAAAAAGGATTTGATTAAACAAAAGTATGCGTTAAAGGAAAAAGAAATTAAACGTAAACAAGCAGAAGCTGATAAACGAAAAGCTATATTAGATGCCACTGTAAATACTGCTGTAGCAGTTGTAAAAACATTTGCAACTTTAGGTTTTGCAGCGGGTATAGTTCCAGCGGCTTTAATGGCAGCACTAGGAGCAGCTCAAATAGCATTTATATCAGCACAGCCAATACCTAAATTTGAGAAAGGGGGTGCAATTCCAAGCTCAGATATACAAGGAATGATTAGCGGTAAGCCTCACGCTGCAGGTGGCGTCTTAATAGAAGCCGAAGGTAATGAGTTTATAACTAGACGCTCACAAGCTATGAAAGGAGACAATCTAGGCTTATTAGAGGCAATAAATATGTCAGATAGCGAGAGAGACGCATACATCAACCGACACTATGTAATGCCAGCACTACAGGCTAAAGAAAGTGAAGCTGCTAAAAGTTATAGGAGTTCAATAATAGAAGCGGAAAATAACCTCATAGCGAGGGTTTCTAGTCACACTCTTAAATCTATTCATAGAGAGCAAAAGAATACAACAGATGCGGTCAAAAAGCTATCTAATAACAAAGACTTTAGTTGGTAGGCTGATAAAAAGTTTTCTGATTGCATAACTCTAAACACTTATAGACGTGGTCGATGTCTTCTTGTACTTCCATTTTAGCCTTTTTGTTGAACTTAGAATATTTCAGCATTAGCTTTTGGTCACGTGGATTAAGATGTTCTAGTTCGTTACATAGCTCCATGCACTTTTTTAGTTTAGATAGTTCCTTCTTTGCGACCTGAGCTATAAGCATTTTGTTTGCCTTATACTCATAAATAACTCCTAACTCACCTTTGTCTATTTCATAGTATTTAGACTTATCTATGCGTCTAAATTCAGATTGACTAAGTATTTCAGTTTTCAAATTATCAATCTCGGTCAAGCTCGAATAATCATCGTATAGATTATAGACCTTAGACCCAGTTATTTTATCATAAACTTTAGATTCGACTCCGAAAGAATAGCAGTTATAGACTGCGAGTATGTGAGGTGTGATTGTGTACATTAGCAAGCGTCTTTATATTTTAAATTATACTTTTGAATGATTAGCTTAATCTTTTGGGTATTAGTTCCCGCCGACCTAATTTCACTTTCAAACATTTTATCTAGTTGAGCTTTGTTATACCTGCAATCCTTAGAGCAGGAGACTATCACAAATAATGATAGGATAAATAGTGTTTTTTTCATTTGCTTTGGTTTATGATTAATTGAATATAATTACAAATGTAGCCTAATAACTTTTTAACCATTGTTAAATATACTAAAATTGTTTAGAGTATTATATTTTCAAATAACAAATAATTACCTTTAGTATCATAGGCTCTACCAATTAAATTATTGGAATCATTATCAATATCACCAACAAAAGTAGAAATGTAATCGTTATTTATATAAAATATATGCCTATCACTACTAGAATAAAAAAATTTATATTTTGTATATATGTCTTGATATATTACATATCTAATTACTATATTTCCACTATCTGTACCTTCTTCTGTTGGAACTGGGTCAAGACTTGGCAGCATTAAAGTTTTTTCTATAGTTGAGTTTAAAGAATTATATTCAAAGCCTTCATAAAATAATTTAACTGTATTTTCCATATTTTATCTATATGATTAATTTACAAAGATATAAAAAGTTTAGTATTATGTTTAAAATTTCGTATTTTTGCACGTATGGAAGTAACGAAAATAGTCATCAATGGCATAGAGATAACCACTATAGACAAGCCAATAGGCTTAGAAGTGATTAAATTATCCTTAGATAGAGACTTTCAATATAGCTGCGTAGACACAAAGATAGAAGCCGAACTAAAATTCTATTGTGCGAGTGGCAAAACAGAACTAGATGCCGAATATGAGAGCAAAGGCGTAGAAGCTACAGGATATATAGAAATAACTGATAGATGCGGAACTAATGCGCAAACTTATAGATTTAATTTAGATTTCAAAAAGTATAATAATCTTGGAGACTATACTACGATAGGACTTATTGACGTGAATAGCCTATGGAAAAAAGATTTAGATAAGGAGGTTAACTTAGATAAATATGCAGATGGAACTGACACTGGATTTGCTACACCATTTTATGTTAGAAACTTACCATTAGAATACAATTATAAAATAGATTCTTTTAGCCATGAGTCAAATTATCCATCAACGGCTTTGCAAAACTATGGAATAACTAAAATGCTTCACTCTTTGACTACTTCCATTGTATCATTAAATGAATTAGAAGATGGAAATGTATTGACCAATAGCGATTTATATTTAAATGTAGCTCAAGGTCAGTTTAGATTTTCAAATGTAGCACAGCCAGATGTTACTATTGTAAATACAAGCAATAATAAATCAATGTATGTACGTTGGCAAAGTCCAAATACAGGAATCGGAGTTTTGCCAAATGCTTTCTTTGGTATGAATGAGTTTGGAACTGTTCCTATAGAACCTAGTCCAATATTTGAAAATACATTAGAAGATGGCTACCTTGAAATAACAACTGATGGAGAAAATGGATATGTTTTAGATTTTGAAAGTACTGGCGCAGTTTTACAAGCTACTGCTTTTGGAATGAATGAAATATTTATGATAGGTTATAGTTTTACTAATGCAGAATATGCAATATGGGGTGCTTTAAATGATATAACTGGAACTAATAATATACAAGGTCTTACTAATGTAAGTGGGAATTTATACAGATTAGATAGCAGGGTAGGAGGGAATAGAGCCATAGACTATACTACCCAATACAATTCAGTAGTTGGTGGTAAAATAAATATAAAAAAAGGTCAAAAATTGTGGCTAGTTCATGGATTACCATTATTTAATAATAATTCAAACCCTACAAATTTAGTAGACATAAAATACGAAAAATTTACATTAAATAGAAGCGTTACAATTAAATTTATATTAAATAAAAATGTAAAAAATGTACTAACAAGTTCAGCTGATGTAGTACCGTTCCATACACTTATAAGTGCTTACTATGGTCAAACAATATTAAGTACCATATTTAATTGCTTTCAAAGTTTTGCTCAATTTCAATGCTATAATGACTTATGGTTTAGTAAGGGTGATTTGATAAGAGGCAAAGTAAATAGAGCGAATACTATAGTTAAGCCTAGTGACTTTTTTAGGGAACTTGAAAAGGTTGTATGCTGCGGACTTGGATATTTTTATGACACTCCAACGCCACAAAAAAAACTAATGACCGTCTACGATTTTTACTCTGATACATTAGTTCCAAGTCAATATCAATTCTCAGATACTGATTTGATAGATGGAATAATCGAAATAGCTCCATTCTTAGCACCGTATTATAAAGAAATTAATATAGGCTATAGTAATAGCAAAGACAGTCCTAAAGATTTTTGTAAGCAGAATAGCTATTCGGTAAATAACGATAGTGATTCTAATTATTCAAAGGTAAGTGAATTTATAGCGTCGCAATATATAATAACAAGAGCCTTAAGATTAGGAACTCAAGACGAAACATTGGAATTTGATGACAACATATTTATTTTTTCAGGTGGTCAATTAGGAACATATAATGCAACTTTAAGTCAAACATCTGGAGTTTTAGCAGATACTGTACTTTCTACACCCATTAATGGCGAAGGAATAAACAGACGATATGCAACCGTATTTAATCTATTTAGACACTTATATAAATGGGGGTTTAGTTTATTTGCAGATAAAGATAAAATGTCAGCAATTAAGTACGAAGGTAATAGTATTTATGATTATGCAATACAATACTTATTAGGAAGCCCAACGCCTCCATATACAGCTCTAAACGTCTGCAAACTTCCTGTATCTGAATTAGCAAAAGTAGATAAGACAATCGACAATATAAATGATTTGATAGAGAAAAATATATACGTACCAAGTCAAATAACATTCAAGACTGCAAAGCTATCTAGTTTGGATTTAATAGCTATGAGAGCGCACCAATACGATTTATTTAGTGTTAGTGATGGAGTGAATACATATTATGGCAATTTGATAAGCGCGAACCTAGAAGACGACGTAACAGAAATAAAATTATTAAGAAGATTTAAAGACGGAATAATATGAGTATAACATTAGGAGGTTACACAGTAGAAACCAAGAAGACAGTAGGTGAATTACCTGCAGGGTCGGATAATATAATAGCAGAAACGCCATGCGAGGATACTATTAATTTAGCAACGGTGCAACCTAAATGGAAAAAGATACATGAATATACTAGGACAATAGCTTCGACTGCTAAACCTTTGGGAGGTTGGGAAATTTTACCTTCATTTATTACCCTTCCAGATGACGTTTTTGCAGACGGATATGATTATCAGGTTAAATTTACTTTTAATTATATAGGCTCAAGTCCTTCATTAAATGTTCAATTGCAAAGATTTTCATATACAGTTGGCGGAAATAATTGGTTTCAAAATGTCATAACTGGCACAATAATAAATATGAACGAATCCAATTGTGGAGGTAGTTATGCCAATACTGCGAGAGCGTTAGTAGTAAGTGCTGATGACCTTGTACCATTTGGATTAGAAGTTACATTTGAAATATATCAATTGATACCAGCCACTATAGAAATAGAACTTTGCGGTGGTGGAAACGTAATACATTTAACGGAATTAGAAGAGACTAGCGAAGTTATAAATGTATTTATAGGAATTGGTGAAGACCCATTAACTGAGAGCGTAAATTCGACTAAAAGAAATACTACATATGACCCATACGACTTAGGATTTACTGAAATAGCTAAAATGCCTCAAACGTGTTTAGGTTATGGCGTTAATTATGTAGCATCTCTATTCTCAAGTCCATATACTTCGCCAAATGATAAAACATATTGGATAGCGTCAGGAGTTTATGAAGCTAAGATTAATATTCCAAAAGTACCGCCACAAGTTTTAGATTTCAAACTTTATAACGGTGTTAGCTACATATTTAATGAAGATAGTGATGCCAATGGATTAGTAGATTGGACACCATTTACTTTAGGCGTGAGCGGTGTGAATACAAGTTTAGAAATATGGGACGGAGCTATTCAAGAATTGTCAAGTGCCGAACAATTTATATACCTTAAATATGATTTAGCTTCTTATGATTGCCCATGTGATGAGTGCGGAGATAGCTGCGGTGGTATTACAATTATATTTCACCAAAGCTGCGGAAATGCCTATCCATTGAAGTTTAACTTAATGATTCAAGAAGGGAACTATACTATCGAAGGTGAAACATTCACTCAAGGCGGTGCTATAATAAGACCAGTTACTAAGGTGAAAGCTACATACGATTTAGTGCTTAGCGAGTATTCAGACGAAACATATTTGTTATTAATGGAATTGCTAGCAGATAATGTTTTGATAGAGGTAGTGGACAATATAGATACTTCAAACCCTACAACTGAATACTATATCGATACTGATTCTTTGACTCCGACTTGGAATTTCAATTCTAAACTAGGCACGATAGTTATTCCTGTAATTAGAAAGGATACTATAAGAACTAGCAGACGAAATTGCTGCGGGTAAAAAAATATTATTCAAATTAAAAAATAGTTTGTATATTTGCAGTCATAATTAGCTTAGGAGTAGGTCAGTTATAAAGATATTCATTTGGGATTTATCCTATTTTAAGCCACAGCCGACCTACTCATTTGCTAGTGGCTTTTTTTATTTCAAGCCTTATTGTAAATAAATCGCTTTAATAGGTCGGAGTCACATTAACGGTTGCTATTAAGGTTAAAGAGGTACAATGGGAGTACAACCTCAAAGGTCACTAATTTGCAAGCCTGTACGACGACGTAATAGACACGTTAAAGTTGCTTATAAGAATAGAATTCTATTTACCTATTCTGCTCCGATGGTGCGACCGATGCTTATACTAGTATTAATTGCAAGGAGTAAAGCCTAAACTAGAACACATCTAGTATAGGACTTACTTTGCTCCTTAAATGCTCCCTCTGCTTACCTAGTATTAATTATATTATAGATATGAATAAAAGAGATAGACAATTACAAAAGCTATATGATAAATTAAATGAAAATAGGGGTATTTTTAGAAAGGAAAAGCCTAAAAATATAAACAAAAAGCCAAAACAAAAAAAGATTAAGGTTGAAAAAAAGATTGAAGATAGAGAAAAACTTTTGTACTTACCTTATATGGAATTGTTAAAATTAAACCAATGGAAAGAAAAGCGAATTCAAATACTAAAAAGAGATAATTATAAATGTATTGTTTGCAATTCAGCTAAAAAATTGCACGTTCACCATAGATTATATGAATCATTTAAGCTGCCATGGGAATATGATAATAGTTATTTAGTATCTTTGTGCGAAAAATGTCATAAATCAATTCATAGCAGCTCTATTAACATGAAAATTATGGAATATGAAATATCAGATAAGATAGGTGAGCCGAATAATAAAAAAAATAGATTTGCATAAATAAAAATGCACTATATTTGCAGTCAAGACATAGCGAAGATGTCGGATATTTTTAACTTTAAAATTTAATTAATATGGCACTTTGCACAACTACTTGCGACGGTAAAACAATGGTCGCATACACAGAACCAGATTGCAATAACTTTTATGCACTCGGTAACTCAACATCGGTAGCTTACATTCTTTGTGAAGATACCAACGACCTATTAAAAGTAAACTATACAGCTTCAGGCGCATGGGTTACAGCTTTAGCAGGCGTTGATTCATTCAAAGATTTGAACGTAATTGACAACGTATTAGTAGCACTTCCAGAGGGTGAGAACTTGACTATTGAGAATCCAATGAAAAATGGTATTCCAAACTTGAAGACAGGTGAATCTCATACAGTAACTATTACTGACCCTAAAGTTAGCTCTGACAATCATGATTTCTATAACATGATAGACGGTAAAACTGCATGGGTAGTTATAGCTTACAATGACGGCAGAATGCAAGTAAGTCCAAGACCTATGATGCTAATGGTTAAGTCTCCAGGAATTGAGTATGGAACTTCACAAAAATTCACCGTTGAAGCTCAAGTTAACTTCGATAGAAACGAGTATTGGTTAGTATTTGACACTCAGCCAGCAGGTATCTTTAAATTCCAATAGTAGTTATGTGTTGCGGAAAACCAAAGAATCCAAACCCAAAACCTAAACCTATTAAGTGGAATTAAAAAAATTATTAAGTATTGCTAGAAAAAAACCTCAAAAGGCTGAACGGTCTTTTGGGGTTTTTTATAGTAGTAAGTTTCCTACCGAGATTTACAAAATGAGACATCCTGGCTTAGATGCTAAGGAGTACGAATACATTGAAGAGAATTGGGTTAATCCTGTTCAGAAATTAGTTGGCGATGCTATCTTTGAAACTCAAAAGATATTCAGCGATGACAACTATTCAGTTCAAACTAAAAATGAAACTGTAAGAGACTTCATAGACAACTATGAGATAATGAGTTTCTTTAAAAATATCTATTGGCAAAATATAATACTAGATTCCAATAGCGTATTAACTTATCACATAAAGTATAGTGAGTTCATAGAAAAGCAAAGAGGTATTGAATTAGGCAATGAGTATTTACCATTGCACCCTTACTTAGTAACCTCTGAAAACATATTACATAAAGATAAAACTACTCTAGTATATAGAGTCAAAGGCGATAAGAGAAATAACTTTGTAGCCTTATATTATAATGAAGAAGGTCTGTTGACTTACGAACATTACTCGTATGATATAGCAGACGAAAGCACCGAGCCAATTCTATTTTGGCAGTTTAATAATAATCTTAATAAAAAGTATTACAGGCACGCTGACGGTCTTAAAATCGTTAATGATAATGAGCTAGTAATTAAATCATATTTCAGTCCTAGTGAGTCTATATTAAGCACTATTATAATAGATTCAGTTAACGTAGGAGTAACCAAAACTAGAAGTACATATCCTATTCCAGTAATTGTAGGCGAACCATGCGAAGGCGTTGGTTGTAGAGGTGGTTTAGTCGATACGTTAGATAAGAATGGAAACTATTGTACTGAATCGTGTGAGACTTGTAAAGGCACAGGAAGCAAAAATCTATTCACTCCGTTTAATGCAGTTCACGTTGTAAGGGGTACGAATGCAGTTGAAAATAGCACACCTCCAGCACCTCATGTTTATTGGGTTGACCCTCCACAGGGTGCGCTAAACTCTACACGTGATGAGATAAGAGAAAATAGAGACATTGCATTTGATTATATAGGTTTGAAATATTCCAATAGTGAAGTCAAAGGAAGCGAAACCGCTCTCGGTAAAATGATAGATAGGGAGAAAACCTATTCTACATATAAGATGTACAGTCAAGACGTGGAAATGACTATGCAATGGTGGTTTAATAACTGGACTGAGCTAATGTTTCCACTTGAAAAAGAAAGCGAAGTATCGGTATATGCATTTAATAATTTTAGAACTACTTCTACTGCTGAGGTAAATGAAATATTCACAGCATTACAGAATAGCAATGCACCTCAATACATATTGATAAACCTACTTAGAGAGTACTATAATTCAATAGGTGAAACGGAGAAGTTTAAGATAGTCAATAAGTATTATCTATACAAGTCAGATGATATGACAATTAAGAAAGGAAGTTTAGGCTACTATGATAAGATTCATATCGTTATTTCTGACAATATAATGAAGTGGGTAGACGATGAGGGCATTATGGATATGAACGATTTTCAATTAGATGCTTATTTGCGAGAAAAAGCAATGTCATTAATGGCTATGCCTTTGGCTATAGATGGCAATATAGTTAATACTGAAATTGTTTATAAAGAAGAAGATTCTGAAGACGAATCCGAAGAAGACTATGAATCTTTATACGAACAAATAAAAAAGCAAACCGAAGACGCTGGAATGAAAGTTGAAGAGGTTGACGGCAAAGTAGTAATAACTGGCGAACCCAATTAATGGAGTTTGAAAAAATATTAGATAAAATTCTTAACAAATTAAACGAGTACCAAGTTCGAGGCTCGTTTGTATTTGATATTGATAATCTTGAAAACATAGACAAGGTTAATGATATTATAGAAGAGGTTCTAAAAAAAGAAGGCTACTATGATAATATAAAAGATTATCGTAAGGTATTTGATGAGAATCTAAAAGACATAATAAGCCAATATAAGTCATTTGGAACTATAAACACAAGAAGTTTAAAGGCATTCAATAACGTAGCCTTTGACAATTTCTACAATAATTTAGCAGTAAACGTAACCGACACCAATATAAAGCAACCTATTAAAGATGCTTTATTGCAATACGTTGCAGGCGGTGGAAAGTATAATGATTTTAAATCAACCGTAAAGGATATACTCACCACTAAAAAGATAGAAGGGAATATAGATATAGTAGCTCGTGAATATTCCACTCAGTACAAGCGTGCGCAAGGTCAGATACTAGCAAATAAATTTAACGTACAGTATTTTCGTTATTCAGGAACTGAAATAGAAACTAGCCGATGCTTTTGCGACCAGAGAATAGGGAATATCTACACGAAAAAAGAAATTGAAAGTTGGGCAGACTTGGAATGGAGCGGAAAAATAAAGGGAACTAATAGTACTAATATTTTTCAAGTTGCAGGTGGGTGGAATTGTAGACATAACATTAGACCAGTGAGTGAAAAATTAGCTTTGTCTTATGGATTGAATAAATACAACAATACAGATTGCACTTTATAAAAAAAGCAATTTGCATTTTTAAAATAGTTTGTATATTTGCATAAAAATACGTTAATGGCAAAATTCTTAATACTAACAAGTCCTAATAAATCAAACATAGGAACTATAGCTGAGAGAAGTGAAGATTTTTACAAGCCTAGTTTTTATAAGATTTCAGACGATGAGTTAAATCAGTTTATGGAAATGAGTGTTCATGCCAAGTATGCATTCATAGCTGAAAAAATAGAGGCTCAAACTATTACAGAGGTTAAAAAAAAAATAGTAGCACCTGTAGTAGTTGTGGAAAGTCAGGCAGAAAGCGTATCGGTTGAAATGCCAACTATAGAAGAGCAAACAATTCGAGTCGATTTAATCGATTTAACAGAAATAAAAGAAGAGGTTGATGCGGTTGCAGAAGTAGAAAAGCCAAAAGCAAAAGGAAGACCAAAAAAAACCAACTAAAATAATATAAATGAGCAAATTTCAAATAGTACCTAGCGAAGAGGGAATCAGTCCAGAAGATGCAATGCTTGAGTTCAATAGTGTATACATACCTATTGGTAGTGTAGCAGAAAGATTTAGCGACCTTCCTGAAACTGAAAGAAATAAATTGTACGGTAAGGCTGCAACTGCGGTTGATAGTCGTATAAACAAAGAAGCGAAAGAATTAGGATTGACATTAGAAGGCAAATTGCATGACAATGTAGAGACTGTTCTATCAAATTTAAAGTCTAAGATAGCAGAATTGACTGAGTCTAATGCAAATCTAAAAGACAATACGGACAAAGCTACAAAGAATGAGATTGAGAAACTAAATCAAAAGATTGAAGACTTAATGCGAGTAAATGACAAGCTAAAAGGTGATTTGGATATAGTTTCAAACGAGAAACAAAATATCGAAAAGGAATTTACTCAAAAGGAACTACAAATCATAATAAGCTCTAAGCTATCAGCTGCTAAAAATGAATTTGTATTAGTTGAGGATATGAATATAAGAGACGTTTGTTTGTTTG